GCCGCTGTTGCCCTTGAATGCGGGGTTCAGCGGGGCCGCCTTGCCCGGCTCTGCCGACTTGGCGAGAGCGCGCAGCGTGTTGAGCGGGGTTGCCTTGGCCGTTTCCTCGTCGAGGACGTTGGCCTTGACGATCTTGGTGACCAGGTCGGCGTGCTCGGCTTCGTCCTTGGCCTTCTGGTTGGCGACCATCTCGGCCTGCTGGTCGAGTACCGGCTTGAGGGCCGTGGTGACAGCGTTGGAGATCGTTTCGCCGATCTTGCTGATGCCTTCCGAGAGGGTTTTGACCTCGTCGGAAAGCGACTTGAACTGCTCGTCAGAGACAGGCATGTCGTCTTCCTTTCGATTGGTTGAGGGTACCCGCCCGGAGCCAACGGCTTCCATGATCGCGGCCTTCACTTTGTCCCAGATGCCGATATTCTCCCGGCGCCTGAGTGCTTCGACGAGGCGGGTGCCCGCCCAGTCGATCTCTCGGTCGGCTTCCTCGGTAAGCGAGGAGTTGATGACCTCGATTTCTTCCTGCTCGCCATTGGCGTTGACCAGCATGCCGACGCCCTGGTCCGGCGTGGCGGCGCCCGCCTCTCCCAGGAGGATGGCGTCGTGATCGAACACGATGTTGCGAGCGATGTGTTTGTGATCTGAGGCGTTGGCGACGGCCTCAAGGTTGGCAAGAAGCCCGGTCGACGTGTGGACCGGCTCGCCCTTCTCGATGGCTGCCAGGACATCCTTCCGCCCTGCGAACGGTTGGCGACCTCGACGTCGATGATCTTGTCGAGAAAGACGCGGCCGTTCTCCCGGCGGACATTCTCGTTCCATGCGCCGATGTAGCCGAGATTGATACCTTCCGGGTCGCTGGCCGATACGAACTTGCCGTTGATCATGGGATGGCCGAGCGGCGCCGGCGTTCGGTTGAGGGTGGCAAAGCTCTTCCCGATCTCGTCGGCGGGGTACATGATCCCGTTCATGATGATGTTGTCGGGGAGCGTGGCGCTGGGCACGATGACGACGTCACGGCCGTTGCGCTTTTCCTTTCGGACAGCCTTCGTGTTCGCAACGCTGCGAACGTTGACGCGGACGTGTTTCATTCTTCGATGTCCTTTGGTTTCGTGCCGAGAGCGCCTGCGGTCTCTTCGTCGGTCGGCTCGTTCCGGTACTTCTCGGAATCCTTCAGCGGCTCGTAGCCGACGACCTGGCGGATCTCGTCATCGGTGAAGACGTAGACGTCGCCGCCCATCTTCTGGTTGGTCTCGGCCATCTTGTTGGCCCGCTCGATCTTTTCCGACATCGAGCTCTCAGTCAGATCGGTCCAGTCGACGAACCAGTCGCGTTCGGGCAGAATGCCAACGCGTTCCAGGCGCTGCACCAAGGTCCGGATGTTCGGGATGACGTAGTTGTTGCGGCGCGACATGTTCGTCAGCGCCCACTCGTCCGCGTCTTCCTTGCTGGCGCGCTCGCCGGTCTGCATGCCGACGAGGATCTTGACCGGCATGTTGATCGAGGCTGCGAACGACTGCAGGGCGATGGCAAAGAAGTGCTCGGGCGACGGCAGGGTGATGCCAAGCGTCTTGGCCTCCATCCCCTGCACCATGAGCAGCTTGTCGAAGCCCTTCTGCCAGTCCTCGACCTGGTCGTTCATCTTGTCGACGAGCTCTTCGAGCGGGACGCCCATCATGCGGGCCATCTCGGTCAGCTTCGCTTCCGGGTCGACTTCGAGCACCGGTGCGGACTTGGCGTTCTTCCAGAAGCCCTCGCCGCCGGCGCCGCTCACCTTCTCAAGGGTCAGCAGATCGTTGTAACCCGGCTCGAGGATGGACTTGCCGTGGACCGTGCCATTCTTCGACCAGATGATGACGCGATCCGGATGCACCACGAAGGAGCGCGGCTGCTGCTTGCTGTCGACGGCCGATTCATTGAATTGGAACATCTTCGGCTGGCCGTAGCTCTCGGACCGCTCGTCGGTGTCCCACTGTGAAACGGTAAGCTGCCCCTCCCAGGCTGGGATGACCTCGACGAGACCGTCGAGACCACCGGGGACACGATCAACTGGCTCCTCGAAGAGCTTGCTGTCGGCAAACCGAAGGATGACACCGGAGTAGGCGCCGACCATCGACATGCCGTCCGCTTCGGAGAGCCTCGGCCAGAGGCGAAGGTCGTCGAAGCGTTGGCGGATCTGCTTTTCGAGCGTCGTCTCGTCCGATTGACCGACCTCGGACCCGTCCCGCTCCTTTTCGAGGAGGAAGGGATTGTCCTGCCACGTCTTCAGCACCGTCTTGTTGACGCCGGCCTGCGCGATGCCGTTGCGGGTGTACATCGCATAGAGCTGCTGAAAGTTCAGCGTCTCCGGATAGCCGAAGTCCTTGTAGTGGTTGTGCTTCGCGTCCGGGAAGAAGCCCGGGAACATCGCATCAAGCCGGCGAACAGCATTGTTCACCACCAATCGCAGTCGGTTCATCGGTGCCTCTTCGATAGGAACATGACCGCGGCGGTACCGTAGTCGCGTGGGGCGAATGCCATGACGAAGCCGTCAGCCAGGTTGGGCGACGGGATGTCGCGCTTGCTGAGGTCCTTCTTGCTCTCGACCTTCGAGCGCCCGGCGTTGTCGTAATCCTTGCGGGGCGTCGACAGCTCATCGATGAGCCGGTCGAGATGATCGCACTCGCTCGAAATGGCGATGATGTCGTTGGGGCTGAATTGGTGCCCCTTCTCGACGGCGTTGAAGGTGTTCCGGAAACGGCGGGTGACGTCCCACCATGTCTGCGCCTTCAGGTTGGCGTAGAAATCCTTGTTGGTCGGCGCTTCCGGATCGTTTTCGTCGATCCGGTCATCAGGGTTGAGGACAGCGCCGCCGGCGTTGAATTTGAAGTAATCGACCTGCGCGCCGAACTCCTCGTTCAGCGCCTGGAAGTGCGCACCGGCGAATGCCCCTACCCCGATGCTGTCATAGTCGATCGAGGCGCCAAGCTCTCTGGCCAGTGCGTGAACTCGGCCGGCCGACTTGAGCAGTTCGTCCTCGCGCGCCTTCCACTCGTCGACATGCGTGGCAAGGAAGCCGTGCGCAGCGACCGCTGCATTCTTGTCCTCGCCGCTGTCGGCGACGTCGAATCCGATGCGCTTGGAGCCGACAGGCTGGATGCCGAGCTTCTTGTGTGCGTCGATCGCCGCCCTAATCCACGAGCGCTTGATGATGACCGCGTCATCGTCTTCGAGCGGCTCGCCCAGATAGATGTGGCGATACTCTTCCTCGTCTTCCTGCCGCTTGGCCTCGATGACCTTGAGGATGGTCGAGGAGAGGAACGGGTTTTCGTTGTAGTTGATCTGCCGCTTGATCGTGTCCGGCGGCGTGTTCGTGACGAACCGGCGATAGACGAAATCCGTCGTCAGGCGCGGGTTGAAGATGATCCAGAACTGAGATCCTTCCTTGCGCAGCGTCGGCTCAAGGATGTCCCATTGCTCTTGCGTGAGGTTGTGAGCCTCCTCGATCCAGCAGATATCAATGCCTTCGAGGGACTTGATTTCATCAATATGGCGCCAGAGGCCATAGAACATGAACTCCGAGCCGGTGCGCTTATGCCGGATCGAGTTCTCGGTAATGATGAACTCGTTATCGAGTCCGAAGCGCCCGATCTGGATCTTCAGAAGGGTGTAGACCGACTCCGCGATCTTGTTCTGGAACTGGCGAGCGCAAAGGACGCGGATCCTGCATTGCGTTGCCAGAAAAATGGCGAATCCCGCCGCATCCCATGACTTCGAGCTCGACCGGCCACCATAGAGAACCCGGTTGCGAGCCGGGGTCAGCCAGAAGCTGCGAAGAGCCGGGTTGAGAGTGGCCTTATCCTTCCGAGCCGCCGTAGAAGTCTGCGAGCGATCGGCCGCCGCTTGGTTCATCTGGTTCGGCATCGAGGTTATGCGCCTGCCTTTCGAGCGGGATCAAACGAGCGGTGATGCGCGAGAGCTTTTCCAGCAGGTCGCCCGGGCTTTCCTTTTCGCCAAGGCACGGGCCGTCGGGTGCGACGCCCTGCATGTACGTCGACAGGCGCTCGGCAAGGATGCGCTTCAATCCGTGAAGCTGCTGCAGGTCCTTCCGATGAGAGGTGACGATGTTGAGGCCACGTAGAGCAGCCCCTTCGATGATCTCCGCATCGGTCGCGCGTTGGGACTGCGAACCTTCCTGCGAACCGTCAGTGCGAACCAGCTTCTCGCGAACGGCTTGGCGTACCTTGTCGGCAAGGGCCCGCTCCCATCCTTCAGCCTTAGCCTTCTTGCGGATGGCGGTATCGGTCACCCCGTGCGCCGCGGCAATTGCACGGATCGACACTTGGCCGGCGCGGTACTCGCGCTCGATCGCTTCCCAGTCGGCTCTTGGCTTCTCATCCTTGCCGGACATGTCGATACCTGTGAGTTGCGGGCATAAGCGAAATCTCGGTTGCGACTCAGCGATGGTTGCCGTTTGCTACACCCGCAACCAGGAAAGGAATACACATGACCTTTGATGCAGCCGCCGCACTCGAGCGATTTGCGGATCACGAAACTACTGTTGTCCTTTGGCGGCCGGGATGGGGTGACCGACACACCTTCGAAAATATCCGGGACGCCGTGCTCTTCGCAAAGGCGGACACTTCAGGGCCGCTGAAGATTGAGCTGCATGTGCATGCTGATGGGGTGGACATTCCCATAGAAGGCGAAAAACTCACGGCGCTCGCTGCCTTGGTCAGCGCAGAGCCTAATGGCTCGCATGCCTAAGCCTGACCGGTCGCGCTCTTGAAGATCAGCACCCACCGGTACGTCGTCTTGTAGACGGCTTGGAAGAGTTTGTACCCTTTGGCGCGCCACTCGTTGGCTACCCGCTCAAGGTCGTCTTCGGCGCCTTCCACTTCCACAAAGCGGTAGTGCATTGGCGTTCTCCTCAAAGCGAAAGCCCCGCTACCAGTTACGGCGGCGGGGCGAGTGGGTTCGGTGCCAAGATCAATTTTGACGATTATTATTTATGCCTAATTAACTGATCTTCTTAGCCATTCTTCAAATCGTGCCGGCGTATAACCAGTGTCATCTGAGGGGAAAAACTCGGACAAGCCCTTTTTAACGCTGGAGAATCTACATGAAGAAGCTTTTTTCCAGGTTGGCCCGTGATGAGTCGGGAGCAACCGCAATCGAATACGGCCTGATCGCAGCCCTCGTCTCCGTTGCACTGATCGCCGGCGCAGGTGCTCTTGGCACTTCCCTGAACAATACTTTCGACGGCCTTTCCACAGAGCTGAACAGCCACCTGCCGGATGCTGGGGAGTAACGTTCCCTTTACCCGGAGGTTGTAACCTCCCCGTTGAACCTGCTCGCTTCACGAGCTCGTTCAGCACCAACTAGAAACCGGTCACTGCAAACGCGGCGACCGGTCTTTTCTTTTCTGGCCTTTCACGGCGGTCATCGGGTGGTCGCGCTTGCCCAGTCGGGGTCTATCTGCATTTTCCAGCAGCACTACCGGGCAATCTGAATTGGAAAAGGGCGGTCATTGCCGCCCTAAATTTTGGATGCATTTCCCCTTCGCGCAGTCTGCATGGGACCGCTAAGGGTGGCCGGGACGAATCCCCGTCGCCTGTGATCCAAATCACCCCTACAGAATTAACCAAAATCTGTGCAACTTTCAACTCCTTATGCAGCCTGAAATTGGTAATCCAAAGGAACTGAGAGAGACCCGGCGATGTCCAGTTTCCCGATCAGCATCTTGAGACGAGGATCTGTCTTCGCGTTCTTGCGCAGGACCTGACGCGCGAGTCTCGATCTCCGGTCGAATTCGACCTCTGCATCAGCCTCCGCCGCCCTGACTGCGAGAATGTCCATGATGTCGATCGGGAGCGGCGAGCCATCCGCAGCCTTTACGATGCCGGCTACACCAGGTGTCGCTTCCAGCAGACGCCAATCGTGCGGCTCGCGGACGAACACATACCCGACGAGAAGAGCGAAGCGCCGAACCTTCCACAGGTCTGTGTGCTTACGGTCACGAATGAGCCGCTTCTCCGACGGCATGTAGCAGTCAAACCCGTTTTCTGTCAGCGCGCGTTCAATCGCGGACATGTTGTGGTTCAGGTTTGGAACGATCCTGTAACCCTTCCCGCGCGGGCGCCCGTCCTTGTCGAGCGACGTAGGCTCAACCGCGAACTCACGCCTCGGCTTCTGAGCACCGGGCACGGCCCTCACCGCATACCACGCCATCTTTCGGTTCGTGTTCGCTGTCATCATGATTTTCCCTCGTTCCTGCGCGCGTTGAATTTGTCGACCGAATGCAAAATGGTCGTGTGATCTCGACGGAAGATTTTCCCGATGATCGGAAGCGATAGGTCCTTACGCTCCTCGTACACGGCGACCATGCAAAGCTGGCGGGGCTTGACCAGGTCGCGGGTGCGGCGAACGCCGATGATGTCGTCCCAGGTGACGCCCGGGAAGTCCCGGAGAACATCGGCAACGATCAACGTGACCGGCCGCTTCGGCGGCGGCGTCAGTCCCGATTGGTCGAGCTTCGAAACCTGTTCGGCAAGCGAGATGATGCGGGCGTCACGATCGGCCACATCGAGTTCGAGGTGGCGGGCTCTGGTTTCGCTCGCATGCAGCGCCGCCGTAAGTTCCTTGATCTTCGCCTGCAGTAGCGCGTTTTCGTTGCGTCCCCGCTCGACGTCGGCCCGCTTGACGGTCACCTTCGGGTTGAAAATCCGATCGCGGACGACGCGGTGCTGTTCGCACTGCTTCCTGGCTTCGTGGGTGATGTGCAGGTTCATTGGAAGCTCCGTTCAGATCGCCGCAGCTCTGCGGCAAGGTATTCTTCGCGGGACTGGTAACGGCCCGCCGTCGTGATTGGGTCTCGCTTGGGCGGTGGTTCAGGTGGCTTCGAGCGGACACGCTTCCACATCCGCTTGCGGAGATACTTGGCGGCAGAGCAGATAACCGTTCGGCCGCCCCCCTTGGCTTGCTCTGCATATGCGCTGGAAAGACGCTTGGCCTCGGATCGCTCCTCGTCGGAAAGATCGCACCACGCCCGAAAAGCGTCGTCTTGGTCATCGCTGGCTTGTGATGGCCACGAAGAAAACCAAGAATCAAAATCCTCGCGCTCGCGCTCTTTCTTTTCGACTTCTGAACGGAGTGAAGAAGTACCTCTCCCTCCTCCCTCCTCCATCTGCGGAGACTTTTCCGAACTAGTTCCGAACTGGTTCCGTACCTGTTCTGTACTGTCATCATCTGATGACTCGGATGGCGCCTTTGCGCCGACGTAGTCGAGCCACTCTTCCGGAAGCATGCCGGAACTATTTGGCTTTTTCGGCCTCTGGTAACGCTGGAAATTGCGAATAACACCCGGTTTCTTCGGGTGCGACTCGATGCGCGCAATGAGGTTTGCATTGACGAGTTCGATCAGAAGCTCGTTCACGTCTACGGTATCGACGGGGAAGATGCGTGCCTTCAGCGTCAGCGGCTTCCATTCGAACACGCCGTCATCGAACGATTCTGTCCATATGCCCATGAGTAGCAGACGGCCGTAGGCCGACAGCGACATGAAAGCTTCGTCGGTCCAGATGCCTGGATGTATGGACCGTATTCTAGACATCTGACCGCTCCGCACTTCGAGCAGATCGGCAAGCTGCTATAACGATGTCGTTGAAGTCGTCCCAGTCAGAGCACCGCTTAGCAGCCTCCTCCAGCATTCCTTCCGTCGCCCCCCATTCGAGGATCATTTCCTCCAATGCTTGGACATACTTCCCACGCTTGTCGCGCAGTCGCCGGCGCAATATGCCTTGCGTGTAGCAAAGCTTCTGGATGTACGGCTTTTCGGCTGACTGCCGACGGATCGAACAAATAGCGGGGATTTTCTTGAATGCCTTTTCCCAAGCACCCTGATCAGCTTCATTGCCGACCCACTGCATATAAATGTCGAATGCCTCATCGACGGCCGCGAGAACCTCATCAAACGAGTATTTTTTGAGCCACTTCCGAATCCACGACAGGCCGTTTTCGTTCGGGACAAACTCTCCCCGTTCGCCAATACGGTCAGCGATCATGGCAACGGTGTCGGTCTTCACGCGCTCCAGTTCGTCGCGCCATTCCAGCATCATCTGAAGCTGCTCTCGGCGCGCCTCTAGGATTTCCATCTGAGCGCGCTGCCTTTCGACAACGCTGGCATCATCGATGAGACGTGCGCCCTTGCCGGAGTTACACCCTTCACAAGCGGTCACGAGATTTAGGATATCGTTCTTTCCGCCCTTCGCGACTGGGTGCAGGTGGTCAACATGCAGGACAACGTCTGGGGCCTTTGAGCCGCAGTACTGACACGTAAACTTGTCCCGCTTGAAAACCTCGAAGCGCAGTTTCTTGCTTATCGGTGTTCTTTTGCTCATCTCACCACTCCAATCCCACCTTGACCATGCCGTTGCGCTCGACGGAGCCAAGGGGCGAAATTTTGATGTTCCACTTGCTGTCATCGACGCCGACCGCCATCGCGATGCCGTCGGCCGCCGCCTTCATGCTGGCGACGAGATTATCAAGATCGTAGGGGCGATGACTGGGAGGAAAGAACGAATAGCGAACAGTCAGGGAGTCCGCGGTGATCTTGCCGATCCCGGCTTCCAATGCCGCGTAATAGGCGTCCTGCTTCGCCTTCTTCTTCGAGCGTGCAAGCGTTGCCCAATGACCGCGAGAGTTCGGCGAAAGGCGACGATCGGGCCACGGCAGGAAGATTTCGGCGGTCATGGCGCTCATCTCGCCCACTCCGACACGAAAGGTTCTTTGCCGGCGTAGGCGATCTTCTTGACCCGGCGCGCGTGAAGGCGCTCTGCGTAATCTGCATTCAGCCGCGCATTGATGAGACGGTCAGCTTCGTGCTCCTTGATGTCCAAGGCCTCGGCGATCGCCATCGTGTCGGGCCCGAACTTGGCGTAGGCTTCCAGGAAGGTCATGCCACACCTCCCGGCTCGCGGAACAAACACAGGCCAGTATCGGTTGCGCGAGCAAAGAGGAGGCCTGAATGCCTAAGACGCCGATCCCGACGCCCAATGACCCTGAATTCCCGCCAGACATGCCGCCGGATGTTCCGCCAGATCTGCCGGAGCCCCCGATCGAAGAGCCAGAGCCCGACGTAGGCCCGGACCAGGTACCCGGCGAGG